TTTCTGGGGAAGATTTGGCATCTGCTAATGATTTCCAGAAAGCCAATAAGCAAAAAGAGTCGTTGGTTTTTAGAAATTTATCTCCGTTTCAGTTTGTCCAATTTAAAGAGGGTGTTTTTGCCCTAGATCAAGATTTAGATATTGCCGCCCAACTGGAACAAACTGAAGACGGTACGTGGTCAGTATTTGTGGATCAAGCAATGTCCACAGCTTTGTTGAATCGACTAATTAATTAAGGAGGTTTATATGTTACACGCCCGCTATTGGAGATATGACGGGGAGTCTCCCCAGGTTCCCAATACATTGAAATACGACCCTCATGGATTTGGGTTAAAAACCCTAGAAACTATGGATGCCCTGATCAATAGCTTAGGCTTAAAACAAGTTGAGGGAGTGTCTTTGAATGGGGTTCTCGTCAATCATCACAAAGGTGATTCCTTTGGGCATCAGGTTCACATCGCGGCAACCGCCGAACAGTGGGAAGCTGCGAAAAAATATTGGGAATCAGGAGCTTTTGATTAAGAAGTTAAAACCATTGGGACAAAAAACATGAACGCACTAACATTGAAAGACTTGGTATCTCAAACCGATAATTTTGAACCCGAAGCTATTGAATTGGTATTAAATCGCGTTGATGAATTTGACGCTTTGGGTTTTGGTATTGACGTTGTTGATTGGGAAGTCATAGGTACTGGCAACAGTAAACAGGTCGGAGTCTTATTTGATATGAAAAATGACCGCTATGGCTACTACACCGATAATGGTCAAACCGTCTTGGTTAAGCTAGATAAAACCTATACAGAATTATCCGATTGGGGTAACTGTTGGGATGATTGCCCTGAAGTCTTGAAAAATTGGGATTAATTGATCAACAATTGGGATCTCAAGTACCCAAACACCCAAAAACCCCGCGATAAAAGGGTTTGACTACATTGAATATACCTTGGGGTGGTAGGGGTCGCAGGTTCAAATCCTGTCGCTCCGATAGACGCAAAAGCCAGATTCTATAAAGGGTCTGGCTTTTTCCCGTCTGATGGTTGATAATCTTCTATTAGACAAGATTAGACAAAATTAGACAAGATTAGACTGATTATTGATCATCAATTGTGACTCAGAAGAAAGCACCCAAGGGAAGCGTACAGGTCAAAACTACCATCAGTTCTGCGGGGGTGGGGTGGCTCCGGCTGGTTTGGAGTCACCAGGGCAAAAGATATTTTTTGAGCTTAGGATTGGAGGATAATCCCCTAAATCAGATGGTGGCTCAAAGACTCGCGCTACAGATTCAGGGTGACTGCGCCACGGGAAACTTCGATAGCTCCTTGATTAAATACAAACCGCAATCAGAAATAGAATTGAAACCCGTCACGGTTTCAGTTGTCGGGCTAATTGAACGGTATTTAATTTTCAAACAGCAACAAATTGAATCAGAAACGCTATACAAATACAATCATTTCTTGCCTAGAATCCGAGAATATTTTGGTAACAATAGTTTAACTGAAAAATCCGCTTTTGGCTTTCGTGATTGGCTACTACAACACAACGAACCCGCCACAGTTAGGGAAAGAATTGTATTCTTAAATGCTGTTTATGAGTGGGGAATTAAGAAGCAATTAGTTGAGGTCAATCACTGGACTGAAGTATCGGTTAAGGTTCCCCCAAAAAGAAGATTAAAACCATTCTCAATTGAAGAAATAAAACGGATTTTAGAAGGGTTTGCAACGGATCAATATTATTCCCATTATCTCCCTTATGTTGAGTTTTTACTGGGTACAGGTTGCCGCCCGGGTGAAGCAAACGGGCTACAGTGGAAACATATATCAGAAGATTGTGGAGAGGTTTTAATTAGCTGTAAATTAACGGTATCCGGTGAGCGGAAATCGACTAAAACTAATCGTGATCGCTTAATCCCCCTACCCCCTCGCCTTCAAAATATTCTCAAAGCAATCCGTCCGATTGACCCCGACCCTGATGCTCCGGTTTTTGTCTCTTTGACTGGATTGCCAATTGATTCCCACAACTTCAGGAATCGGGCATGGAAACAGGTTTTAGCTAAGGTTGGCGTGGAATATAGAAAGCCCGGAAACTGCCGTCATACTCTGATTTCCCACGGGTTATCGCAAGGGAAAAGCCCTGCTGAAATGGCAGAACTCGCAGGGAACAGAATTGAGACTATTTACAATAATTATGCTGGGAGCGTGATCCACCGACCATCATTGCCTGATTTATTCGTCGATGACGAATAAATTCCATAATCTGTTATAAACTGGTGAATAGTTATATGAGGTTGTTTTTATGGTAAGACCCCACGAACACAGGCAAGAGATTAAGGCTAGACTCAAGCCAGAAGACAGGGAGAAGTTGAAAGCCCTCGTTGTGGGCATGGGTTATCGTTATTGGAGGCAGGAGTCACCGGAACCCGCATGGACAGAGTTTTTGGAGGCGATCGCAACGGGCGATATAATTCTTTACAAAAAAGTCGGGGGAGGGGGTTGACATTTTGGGATAAGTGGGGTACAGTTATAAGTGCAGAAGGTTAAAAGTTAACCGAGTAAGGTTACAGCCCTACTCGGTTATAAGTCAATCATTTTAGGTCAATTAATTAGGAGTATATCATGGCAAGCAAAGAACAGGTTAAACAATCCCTTGAATTGGCATTAAGCCTTAGTCGCTCACTGGGGGGACTAACTCAGAAAGAGGCGGTGGGGTTTCTTGAATTGGTTGACGAGATTAACAAAACTTTCAGCAAAACAATCGATCCTGAAGCCCATGAAATTAAAGCTGAAATTAAAGCCACTCACCCCATTGATTCTCTGCTAAAAAAAGGAAAGGTCGAACTACCAGAGGGACGCTACAAGCAATTGATTCAGATTCATGACGAGCTTTTAGTCCTCAAGATTAAATTCTTGAGTGCGAAGCAAAATCAGAATGTCACCTGGTTCCCCCTTGAGTGGAACGGGGATAAGTCAGCCGCGTTGTACTTGTCATCGTCGGAATGGTCTATAGCTCCCATCAAGTACCGAAACGATTTGACGGGCGAGTGGGAAGGATTTGATCTTACTGAGTTCATGAGTATGAACTGCCCAGAGTTTGATCAAGACGAATATTGATTTCATGGGAGGTCTTACCCTCCCTCCAAGAAGTAAAATAGGAGAACAAACCATGCTATATCGCATCACCCGAATCAAAACCGCACCCGACAAAGCAAATAGACAAGGCTATTACCTCGAAGCTTTGAATGAGTTAGAGGCTTTGACAAGATTTCATAACCAATTCCCTGAATTTGTAGGGGAAGAATTAGAGTTAGAGGAATGGGATTAAAAGACCTCTAATTCAACTTAAAACTAACCAGGGGTTTATATTCCCTGGTTTTTTGACTAATTTTTGTGTTAAAATAGAGTGGTTGAATTTAGTTCGATACACTCAATAAAATCAATCATTCTATTTAACCAGTTAACCAATAATTAATACAATGGCAATACAATTAGACTTGTTTGGTAACGATACAGACACTCAAGCTAAAGATCCTATTTGGATTCTGAAAAATAGACCCGCACCCGATCCAAATAGTCCGATTATTGTTTCCTATGGCGGCGGAACCAATAGCACCGCCATGTTAATTGCTATGGTGTTTAAAGGAATTAAACCCGACTTGATTCTGTTCGCAGATACAGGGGGGGAACTACCGGAAACCTACGAATGGGTTAACACTTTTTCTGATTGGCTGTTAGTAGAAGGATTCCCTGGGATTGAATGGGTGAAATACAAACAGATGGGAACATCTCGACAAAAATACGAATATTCAACACTGGAAGAAGAAAGTTTAGTAAAAAAACTTTTGCCAGCAAAAGCATACGGGTCTTCAAATTGCTCAATGAAGTGGAAGATACAACCGGTTCAAAAAGCCACTAAGAAATATTGTGCAGAAAACGGCATAACCTCAACCCCTAGGCAGTGGGTGGGTATTCACATTGGCGAACTCCATAGAATTTTAGATAAATCCGGTAAAGTTCGTGAGATGGTTTGGGAGGGAATTAGACAGGAATACCCCTTAATTGAATGGGGATTGAATCAAGAAAATTGTAACGCCTTGATTCGTTCGGTTGGTTTGCCAGTCCCGTCAAAGTCATCTTGTTTCTTCTGTCCCAACCGTAAAATTAGCGAGATTATTGAATTAAAAGAAAAGCACCCGGACTTATATCAACGGGCTGTTGCTATGGAGAAAAATGCGGATCTACACTCCCTAAAAGGATTAGGGAGAACTAAATACGCATGGTCGGACATCGGGGCTTTAACTCCCCTAGAAATGGCACTGATAGAGGCTGGAGAACGTAGTAAAATGTGTGCTTGCGTTAATTAATACAAAACAACCAGGGAATATTAAACCCCTGGTTTTTTTGTCCAAATTTTAATCAGTACATTACCATTTTGTCACCCAGCTACAGGGACAGGAATAATCCCCATCAGAATGCCAGATATTTCCTGAGTTATTCGGGTAGTTGTTTGCGTTGCGTCAATCACAATCCAGTTATTCTCCCTCGCCAATTCCAGATATCCAAAGCGAACCCGATCTAAAAAAAGCAAGTCTCGTTCAACCTTGTCCAGAGGTTTGTCGAGATCTCGGCGCACCGCCACCTCAACAGGACAATCGAACAAAATCACCATATCGGGATCAATTCCCCCCGTTGCCTCGTGATTTAGCTTCCTTAAATTATCTAAATTAAGCCCGTGTCCATATCCCTGATAAGCAAGCGTTGAATCCGTGTATCGATCGCACAATACCAAATC